CAGCGGTGTTTGTGCCTCAACTACCCGCAGTAACCGTATGGCCTACTCCTGATAACAGCACTCCATATCAATTTGTGTATTGGAGACTGCGCCGAGTGCAAGATGCAGGCGGTGGTGTAGAAACAGCTGATATGAACTTCCGTTTCCTGCCCTGCGTTGTTGCAGGTTTGGCGTACCACATTGCCGTTAAAGTGCCTGAGTTAATGCCTCGCATTCAGATGCTCAAACAGATTTACGACGAAACATTTGAGATTGCAGCCGGTGAAGACCGAGAGAAGGCTGCTGTTAGGTTTGTGCCGCGCCAGCAGTTTATTGGTGGTACGTAATGGGAAATAGGTTTACATCCGGCAAAATAGCGATTGCCATGTGTGATCGCTGTGGACAGCAGTTTAAACTTAAGAAGCTTAAGACAGAGATCATTAAGCAGCGTAAGTATCAACTGTTAGTCTGTCCGGAATGTTGGGATCCTGACCAGCCGCAGTTAATGTTGGGAACGTTCCCGGTGGATGATCCTCAAGCTTTGCGTAACCCACGTAGGGATACAACATATGTAACTTCTGGTGTAAACGCTAACGGGTACACCGGAGGTGGTTCACGGGATATTCAGTGGGGATGGAATCCGGTTGGCGGATCTAGGTTTTTTGATTCAGCTTTAACGCCAAACTACTTGGCATTAGCTGCACAAGTTGGTACAGTAACGATACAGATAGGAGCTTAATATGGCATACACAAAATCAGCCGATGGCATTGCAAAAAAGGGTAAAACTGATGTTCAAGTTTTCCCTACCAGCGGCCCTTCCCAAAAAGAAATGATGGGCGGAAAAGGTAAGGGTAAGGGTAAAACCAACTCTGACATGAAGACTATGGGTCGTGGTTTGGCAAAGATTGCCGCACAGAAACGAGGTTAATTATGGCTACATTTAGCAAAAAGATGATGGGCAAAGAAGTTGGCGATGCCGAAGTCTACGCTACGCCTCATACCATGACGGGTAAAGTTGTTAAGGCTACTGACAATCCCGGTTCTGGCCCTGACCACAGTGATGCTGGCACAGTCAATATGGCTGTAGGCAACGTGTATCGCCGCTCACAACCAGCCGCTAAAACGTCTGGTATCAAAATGCGTGGCGCAGGTGCGGCTACCAAAGGCTTTATGTCTAGAGGCCCGATGGCATGAATTACAGCCAGCTTGTTACCGCAGTAACTGATTACTGCGAGAACACTTTCCCAACGACTGACATGGATACATTTATCCGTCAGGCGGAGCAACGCATCTATAACACGGTGCAGATTGCCAACTTGAGAAAGAACGTGACAGGCTCACTGAATACCGGCAATAAGTACTTGGCTTGTCCATATGACTTCCTGTCGCCATACAGCCTGTCAATCTATCCTGTCATCACAACCACAGCCACAGGCACTTCCGGTGCTTTTACGGTTGTTGTAGCGGATGCTACTGGTATCGCTGTAGGGCAGTCGGTCTCTAATGCAAACATTCCGTCTGGAACTTACGTTCGTGCAGTAACCGGAACTACGGTTTATCTGACGCAAGCAAACACAGGGACAGTCTCAGGTACTATCATCTTCCAAGGCGACTTCTTGTTCCTGCTAAACAAAGATGTGAACTTCATCCGTGAAGCGTATCCCCAAACTGCTACCCGTGGTGAGCCAAAACATTACGCCATCTTTGGCCCGCAATCTGCGGATGATAATGAGTTGACGTTCATTGTTGGCCCGACACCTAACTTAGCGTACATGGCTGAGTTGCATTATTACTATTACCCCGAGTCTATTGTTACCGCTGGTACAACTTGGCTTGGAGATAACTTTGATTCCACGCTGTTATATGGGACAATCTGTGAAGCATTTGTTTATATGCGTCAAGAGGCCGATATGATGAAAGTAGCTCAAGATCGTTATGTGCAGGCTATTGCCCTGCTCAAGAACTTGGGTGACGGCAAACAACGGGCTGACGCTTACCGCGACGGTCAAGTTAGGGTACAAGTATCATGAGCATTCTTCAAACCGTAACCACAAGTTGCAAGGTTGAGCTTCTTCAAGCTATCCACAACTTTGGCCCTACAACCCCAAATACATTCAAGATTGCACTGTTTACAGCCGCAGCAGATCTAAGTGCCAGCACTACCGTTTACACGGCAGGCATGACGGGCCAAGTAGCAAACGGCAATGGGTACACAACCGGCGGCAATACGCTAGTTATCAGCCAATTCCCTACGTCAGGCAATAATCAAAGCGCAGTACCTACAGCTTTTATTTCATTCTCAAATACAAGCTGGACTAACGCCTCTTTTACTGCTCGTGGTGCGTTAATATACAACTCAACGCAGGGTGACAAATCCGTCGCTGTGTTGGACTTTGGTGCTGATAAAACGGTAACCAACGACACTTTTCAAATCATTTTCCCAACTGCCGATGCGAACAGCGCCATCGTGCGCATATCTTAAGGACTTATCATGAGTACAGAAACTTCAAAAGCCCAAGACAACGTGTCAGCAAGCTTGATCGTAAACAAAGGTTCCATTGAGCGTACAGGCGCTGGCGGTATATTTACCGTTACTTGCGTAGGCGCTGATGGCGTTGAAAAGTGGTCTGACACCTTCCACAACTTGGTTGTGAACGAAGGCTTGCAAGACATGAATGCTAAGTACTTTCAAGGCTCAGGCTACACAGCCGGTTGGTACTTGGGTTTAGTTCAAGGCCCCGGTTCAGGTACAACGTTTGCAGCGGGCGATACTTTGGCTTCACACGCAGGTTGGACTGAGTTAGTTCCCGGTACTGCATACACAGGTAACCGCAAGGCAGTTACATTTGGCACGGCAACAACTGCTGATCCATCTGTGATTACAAACTCTGCATCACCTTCATCTTTTGCCATGTTGGTTAACAGTACTGTGGTTGCTGGCGCTTTGTTAACAAACGCAGCTTCCGGAACATCAGGTGTATTGTTCTCGGCTGGTGACTTTACCGGTGGTGATAAGACTGTTGATAACGGCGATACACTGAACGTAACTTACACGTTCTCGCTTGACGCAGCCTAATAGGTACTGCGGTGTTTGGAGATGTTGCATTTGCCCAAGCACCCTTCGCCTCGCAGGGCGGGAAAACGCTTGCCTCTGCGTTAAATGAATCTGCTACAGGCTTAGATTCTGTTTCCCAAGAGAGCTTGTTGGGCGGAAACATTGCAGAAACAGCGGCAGCGGCTGAAACGTTTATTAGTTTAAACAACATCATGACTGCGGTTCGTGCTGAAGGCGGAACCGCCACCGCTGTTCAAAATTTTATAGCTTCTACATTGGTTGCAAGCCAAGCAGAAACAGTGACCGGTACAGCTACACAAGTAGCAATCAGCACTGTATTGGCTTCAATATCAGAAGCAGCCAGAGCTACAGACGCTCAGTTAGCCATAACCACGGTGTTAGCGGCAATTGCTGAAATTGCTACAGGGTCTGACACAAACGCTGGCGGGTTATTAATTTTAGTATCCGTATCTGAATCCGCTACGGGTAACGGATTGGCTACGGCCACAACATCTGTTAATGCAACAGTGGCTGAGTTGGCAAGTGGTTTAGATGCATACGACAAACTAAAAATTGCAAACGTGTACCCAGCAGGGTTACAGTTAACTGTTTCCGTGGGTAATGTGCTGGTTTGGGGCACTATTCCAACTGATCAAACGCCACCTGACCCAAATTGGCAAAATATACCGACTTAAGGATTTATCATGGCTTTAGTATTAAAAGATCGGGTCAAAGAAACCGCTACCGCACCGGGCACGGGCACGATTACGCTAGGTGGCGCAGCCTCTGGGTTTCAATCATTCTCCGCAGTTGGTAACGGAAATACAACGTATTTTGCTATTGTTGACTCTGGCTCTGGTGCATGGGAAGTTAACTACGGCACATACACGGCTTCTGGCACAACATTGAGTCGTAATGCCACACCTCTGTCGTCTTCTAATGGCGGGGCGTTGGTTAACTTTACAGGCGCAGTAGATGTCTTTTGTACATACCCATCCTCACGGTCGGCGTACCAAAACGAAGCGGGTACGCAAGTAGCCCAAACCGCATTTGGTGCAATTACAGCTACGTCTGCGGCACTGACTACCGGAACAATTTCTACCGCTCCAACTAGCAATACAGATATTGTTAATAAACAATACGCTGACGCTATTGCATCTGGTATTCACTTCCACGAGGCTGTTGCTTTGGCAACAACCGCAGCACTACCAGCCAATACATACAACAACGGAACATCCGGTGTAGGGGCAACGCTAACAGCAAACGCTAACGGCGCTCTGTCTGTGGACTCAACGCTTACTATTGTTGCGGAACGCATACTTGTTAAGAATGAAGTAGCTGGCGCAAATAACGGCGTGTATGTTGTGACACAAGTTGGTTCCGCTGGAACGCCTTACATTCTGACCCGCGCTACAGACTTTGATACTGTAGGAACGGGCGTTAATCAAATTGATGAAGGTGACTTTTTCCTAGTCACTAGTGGTGTAGCCAACCTGAACACTGCATGGGTGCAACAGACTGCCCCTCCTATCACCGTTGGTACAACGCCAATTGTTTTTCAACAGTTCTCTGCGCCAATTACCTACACGGCTGGTACAGGACTTAATGAGTCTCCAGCCTACACATTTAATATTGCCAACACTACTGTTTCAGCCAATACATACGGCTCGGCTTCTTCGGTTCCTGTGTTTGCGGTAAATGCCCAAGGGCAATTAACTTCTGTAACTAACACTACGATTGCAATCAACGGTTCTGCTGTAACAGGCGCTATTGCTGGTCAAGCAGGTTCTGTTGCTAACGCCCTAACCTTGGGCACATACCTGACCGGTACAAGCTACAACGGCTCTGCGGCTGTCACGGCTACAGTAGATGCCACATCTGCAAACACTGCTTCTAAGGTTGTTGCACGGGACTCCTCTGGAGACTTCTCAGCAGGCACTATTACAGCAACTTTAAATGGTGCGGCTACGAGCGCAACAACGGCTACCAACTTAGCTGGCGGTGCGGCTAATCAAATTCCATATCAAACTGCGGCTGGAACCACATCGTTTGCTACTGCGGCTTCAGGCACAAACACAGTATTAAACTTTACCGGCTCGGGATTTAGCTGGGTAAACGGAACAATCTCAGGCGTGGCGTTAGGTTCTAACCTAAACGCTTTGACGCTTGGCACATACTTGACGGGTACAAGCTACAACGGTAGCTCTACAGTTACTGCGGCAGTTGATGCTACTTCGGCTAACACAGCTTCTAAAGTCGTAGCTCGTGATGCTTCAGGCGACTTTTCTGCTGGCACAATTACTGCGGCTTTGAGTGGAAATGCAACAACTGCAACAACCGCAGGCTCAATCACTAGTCAAGCTAATAGCGCAACAATTACAGCGTCAACGGCAGCTACCGCCAATCAAATTGTTTTGCGAGACGCTAGTGGTTACGCTTATGCTGTTTACTTCAACGGAACAGGGACATTTCCTGTAACGGGCAGCGCCAACGCCAGCGGCATGGGCACTTTTACCGGAACAAACGGTTCGGACAACTTTGGTCGAGGCTTTACAGCAGCCGCCGCTGCTACACTTTTGTCCGGACAGACAATGAACATCAACGGTTCGTCTACCTCGTGTTCAGGTAACGCTGCTACAGCAACCACGGCCACAACCGCAAATGCAACTGCCACAGGTAATAATTTCCAGATGAATTCTCTGGGTGTTGGTACAGCAGGTTCCGGGACGGCTGGTGAGATTCGTGCAACCAACAACGTAACTGCGTTTTACTCTTCTGACATTAAATTCAAAGAAAACGTGCGTAACATACCTAATGCGGCAGCTACGGCAGCGGCTATTGGTGGCAAGTTGTTTGATTGGAAGGCCGAGTACATTGAAGAACACGGTGGCGAAGACGGTTACTTTATTGTAAAAGCTGATTTTGGTGTTATTGCCCAAGACGTATTAGCCAAATTTCCTGTTGCCGTTCGCACTCGACCAGACGGATCATTGGCGGTAGACTACGAGAAGCTTAGTGCTTTGGCTTTGGCTGCTAATGCTGAACACGAAGAGCGTATTGCCAAACTTGAGGCGCTGGTCGCCAAACTTATTGAAGGTTAAAAATGTCAAACACGTATTCCAACCTAAAGTTTGAGATCATTGAGGTAGGTGGCAATGACGGCACATGGGGGCCAATTGTCAATACCAACGTGGGTACTGCAATTGAGCAGGCTATTGTGGGTATGGCGACTTTGCTTACCGCCGACTTTAGTACTAACATTTGTACATTAACGTTGACCAACACAAACGCAGCCCAAAATGCCCGAGCGGCATGTTTAAACATTACAGCTACGCTGACAGGCGCGGCAACTCTTAACGTCCCCGCAATTCAAAAGCCGTACATTATTCTGAACAACTCTGTAGGTGGCTTTGCCGTCACGGTTAAAGTTAGCGGTCTAACAGGCGTTGCGATCCCTGCGGGTAAAGCCTGCGTGGTCTATAACAATGGTACA